CATCAACGTAAAGGCGTCTAGAATCAACGAGAAACGCATTCTCTAGGGTTTTGAGTGGTTTGGTACCAGAAGAGGTGCGAGAAGAGGTGTGGTGAATGGCCGTCTGCCTGTACGGACTGCACAAAAACCAACAAGCCAGACAACCAGGAACAGAACATCTGTTTGCCAGAATATTCGATAGGGATTTCGCAGATATCTTACTGTTTATTCTGTTAGCACAGATGTTCGCAAGAGGAAAGCGCAACGAGAGAAAACGCGATAACAATGATTACGAGGACGTAGGACGAGTGATCATTGCGTCCAGTCCGAATAGTGACTACTAGGGGGCATGGCTTACAACTTCTACTTACGGTTACTAGATACCCGTACCAGACTTTTTCCTATAAAAGAGGTCCCTCTGTGGATCTGTCATAATTACCAGGTATTTTGCCCTTAAAAATTACAGAACATACGTGCTGTAATTATTTACTAATTATTGAAATACTTTGTGAAAATAATAATTAGCCCTAATTTTGGACTAATTAGTCACTAATTTTCTAAAATCTCTTGATTTTCTGGAGAAAAACAGAGAAGATCGGGATGTTTTAAGAAAATTAGTTAGTAAAATAAGAGTAATTAGTTACTAATTAATTATAATTAAAAAAATTAATTAGTCTCTCCTGTCTCTTAGAGACAGAGACTAATTAATTTATTTAATAAATATATATATATATATTATATACAGGAGTTCCGAGAATTTTTTCTTGTTCTGGGAAAGTTTTCGGAACGCAGAGGAGAGGCAATGGCGCCGGAAGATCAGCCGCATCACTGGAACCGCTCGAACGATCAGCGGAAAGAAGACATGGCGAAGAGGAAGAAAAAGTTCCTTGATTCGTTTGAGGCGTGCGGGACGATCCGTGGTGCGTGTAATATTGTGGGGGTTGGGAGACCGACGTACCACCGGTGGGTTGTTGAGGATGCGGACTTTGCGAAGGAATTTGACCAGAGGCGTGTTGCATTTGCGGAGAGTCTTGAGGAGCTGGCGCTTGACCGGGTGAGGAATCCTGACAAGAACCGTGGGAGTGACCTGTTGCTTATCGGGCTCCTGAATGCGAATATGCCATCGAAGTATCGTCCGCAGGTTGCGATGAGTGAGGACAGTGCGAAGGATCTGATTATTGAATGGCGAAAGGCATCCAGGGAAGTTGTGAAGGCAGCTTCGTCTGAGAAACCCGGGGAGGACCTTGCGCCGAATATAAGTGATACACTTACGGAAATACTTGCGAGACGTGGAAATGCCCCGAAGGAAACGGAAGAGCCGGAAGACAAGGAATAAGAGATAGTATGATTTTCACTAGGATTTGGAAAAGGTTATTTGGAAATACCCAGAGTAAACGGGGTGAATTCCAGGTCTCCGAATGCGTCTATTCTATCGAAGCACAGACTTGGAAGTGCAAATGTGACCATTTGGCTCTGGAGATTGAAAATCTTCTTCTTGCCGACGAGGTAGAGGAAAATCTGGCCCTGATCGATTCCCCGGATGAAATGTCCCATTCGCTATTCCAAATCAGACCTATCCCACCTAGGTATCGGAAGGAACCCAAACCGGCCCCTCCCGTTAAATCAGAATACGAAAAGGAACAGGAAAGAAAATGGGATGCGTATAAGGTATGGTACGAAAAGAATCATTCCCCGATGCCGGAGTGGCGTTTTCAAGAAAGTCGATCTGTTAACAAAAGGAACACTCTTAGTTGGGACACACGACGCGAGCAATGGATCTCCAAAAGAAAAAGGGGCAAGAATATCACGAATAAGATGATGAATGAACTGGCAAAGGAAGGTTTCATACGAAATCATCGGGATATACCGAGTGTGATGGGAGTTCCGCTACGAACCCCCACGACACCACCCGAACCAGAGCCAGTGAACTTGCCCGGGGTATGGGGATAAGGAAGAGCCGGAAGGCGACAAATGACGATCCGAGACGCATACAACGCTGCTAGCAGTGAAGAACCTGAAAACCTAACTTCCCACCATAAGGAACCTATATGGGAAGTAAGGTCATTAGATCCCGTGTATTTAATGCAAGAGATCAATGACTGGGCGGGTGACGACCACGAGAAGTGGGAGTCCTTGCTTGATATAGCAAACGGGAATTACAGTGCTGCTATCCAGTTAACTCCCGGGGCGATCCTCCAGGCATGGGTTGGAAACAAGTACCGGCACTATCGGGGTTTGAAGGATAATAATGAGGCGGACATTTCTTTTTTCGGACGGGTTGTTCGTAAAGTGGAGCCTGATGTGCCGGAGGCCATCGCGGGGGACAGGAAGATGACAGACGCGTTCATGCGTAAGGTGAGGCAAAAGGTTCGTGTTCCTGATGGGCAGTCAGACCAAGCGAGGTTGTTGTGACTCACTCCGGGGGTCTAGGATGGAGCCGGTAAGTGGCGAAGAATAAGGGTATTTCTAAACGCAAGAAGATTCGGAAGAAGTCAAGAAGGGCAGACAGGGTAGGCAAGAAGCGATGACAACAGTAGCGAGAGGGCCTAGTCTCAAGGACTACCTGTTCGATAAGGTTGGGTTTTACCCGACGGAAGAACAGAAGGCGATCCTTGAAAACCCTTACCGCTTCAGTCTTGTTGCCGGTGGAGAACAGGCAGGGAAAAGCCTGATTGCCTCCAAGTACCTTTTGTCGAGGTTTGCGGAAACCGAGCAGCGCGGACTCTACTGGCTTGTTGCCGCTGATTACGAACGCACACGGGCAGAGTTTGAATACCTGCTCCAGGACTTTACCACTCTCGGGATTCTCAAGGAGGCATCGAAGAGGGTTGACCCAGGTCACCTGCTTCTCGCCGACGGGACGAGGATCGAGACGAAAAGCGCGAAAGATCCGAGAACCCTCGCGATGAGGGCTCCTAACGGGATACTCGGATGTGAAGCGAGTCAACTTGATATGGAGACGTTCTATCGCCTTCGGGGAAGATGTGCCCCGAAACGTGGATGGATGTTCTTATCGGGGACTTTCGAGGGAAGCCTCGGATGGTATCCCCAGATGTTCACTGCCTGGGCATCAGGTGCTGACAAAGAGGCTCGAGCTTTCTCCCTCCCAAGCTACACTAATGTCCACCTGTACCCAGGCGGTGCTCGAGATCCAGAGATACTCAGGCTGAAAGAAGTATCGAGTGATGATTTCTTCATGGAACGCATCGAAGGAAAACCATCACCGCCGAAAGGACTTGTGTTCCCCGAGTTCCGCCCCGATCTCCATATTGAGGAAGTCGAATACGAAAAGGGAGAACCCGTGTACCTGTGGATGGACCCCGGTTATGCAGGTGCATATGCCGTGGAAGTTATCCAGATGCGCGGCGAACAGGTCTGTGTTATAGATGAGATATATGAACAGGGCCTCGTGACCGATGATATAATCGACATCGCACAGTCGAAGCCGTGGTGGCAGGATGTCCGGTTCGGGGTTATTGATATCGCGGGGACGCAGCACCAGGCAATGGCAGCTCCCGCGGAAGCATGGCTCGATAAGACAGGGCTTTACCTGTCCTCCCAGAAGATACGGATCAACGAGGGGACGGAAAGACTGAAGGGCTGGCTCAAGGTTAACCCTTCCACACACGCTCCGCGAATCGTGTTCCACCCGAAATGCTCAGGGATACTCAGTGAGTTCGGCTCTGCTCCCAATCCTTTTGACGGGCAGACAAAAGCGTACCGCTGGAAGACTGACCGGGAAGGGAATATCGTTGGAGATATCCCCGATGACAGGTATAACCACGGGGTGAAAGCTATTATATACGGGCTTATAGACAGATTCGGGTACGGGTACGTCGAAGGACGCGACCGCATCCGGGTAAAGAGGTGGTCTTAATGGCACGCCGGAAGCCGGAAGATATTATAGAACTCGTAGAGTCGCACTATGATTCTACGGAACCTATGCGCCAGAGGATGCAGGACGACCACGCCCTCTACAGGCTTGAACCATATGACGCGGGCGAAGGATACCAGGCATACACGAGCAATGACCCGCAGACCTATGCAGAGAAAGTAATCGGATGGATCACCGGCGCTGATATGACCGTGAGAATTCCGTATGACGGCGGGGATGATGAGGACAGGGAGCGGAACGATATGAAGGAACGCTTCCTTATCGGGATGCTCAAAGCAGCAGACGAACGCCTGTGCAGGATGATGCTCCCTACCCTCCGAGACCAGATAGCATGGTATGTCGCAATACGTGGCTGGTACGCAGGGAGAGCACTCCTCGCAAAACGGGAAGACGGATCGACATACGTGGACATCACTCCGTGGGACCCGCTCCATACATACTGGGGAGTGGGAGCAGACGGTCTTGACTGGGTATGCTAT